ACCGTGTAGTGCCGTGGGCGCGATCGATTCTTCGGTGGCGAAGATGCTATTGGACGCAACGACCCGTACTTCGACACGTCGCTGTGGCTGCAGGCGCTCCGTGAGACTAAAAACAGGAATTACGTGAGACTAACGCCGAAAACCGACCAGTTTTAGGCCGCGCCGAGATGGCGACAAGCAACTATCGTGCCAAACTGACCGCCCCTCCTCATAATTCCTAGTAGCTACCATCTGCCCATGGCCCTGGAACGTCCACCCAGCTCGGCGTCATGGAGCTGTCGAAGAACACGTTCGGGTTGTAGGTTCGAAGCGTCAGCGTGAGCATCCCTGCACCCTGTGTCGGGGCCGAAATAATCTCCGCGTTTCCGGTCACCTCACCACCACTCTGGCTGCCATAAGTCTGCGAAGCTTGTCCGCCAAACGGGACGTACTCACACTCGACGATCTCCCAGTCACCATTCCATTCCGGGTAGTTGACAGTGTCGATGGTGAGCACGCGGCCGCAGATCGGACCCGGCGCGGTGTCGCTAAGAGACATCCCACTCTTCAAGATATTCCACGCGCTATCGACAGACTCTCCCCACACCGTCAGCCTCAGCGTCACCGGTGGTTGCCAAATCGCCCCCGATAGGAACGGCAGAAGCGCGACCAGAAAAGGATTCAGTGGATCGAGTCCGCACGCGCGATACAGCTCGTACATCAGCAGCCGGTCAGCCTGGTCGAAGGAGCAGCTGGAGAAGTCGAGTTTTAGAGGCAGTCGCTTATAACGCAGAGGAGGGGGAGCCGACGGCGGCCCACCATACGGGCCGACGCCCGCACCCCACACGTTGTGGTCTGTGCCCTGCAACCAGATGTACTGATTCACGGAGTCATAGAAATCTGGGAAGAGACCTGGGTACGGACTTCCAGCTGGAAGCGTGGGGTTGTTGTACTCCGCCGTGAGGGGCGACAATGCCAGCGTCACGGCATCATAGAGGGACAGACCGTTGGGGATGAGGCCACCATTGACCGGGCCACTCTGCAACCACACAACCGCGGCCGAGGACACGATGGTCTGCGTTCCGATGTCCCATTTGTAAAGAACATTTCCCACCCAGAACAGCAGAGTGTTGTCGATCGCGCAGTACTGGATATCGTTAGCGTTGCCGCTCAGACTCAAGGTGTAGTTTGTGAGGCCGGACGCCCCGACCTTGCTCAGTCGAGCGTTGTGTGACGTGTCACTTCCCAGTACCCACACATCATTGCCAGCCTGGCATGCGGCAGCCGTCGCGCCAGATCCCCAACTGCCAGGCAGTGCGAACGGACCTCCGATTCCTGAGGTGCCCCACGTCCACACGTTCCCATCGGCGCCGACATGCACGAGCCCGAGCGTCGGACTCCAAGATGCGGCGATGCGACTTTGCAGCGCTGTGCCGCCGCCCCAGTTATCGTCCCCAAGCGTCGCCAAAATGCCCCACGTAGTCGTGCCAGGGCATGGGCCTGGCCACGCTGTAGGGTCTAGCGGGGACTTGTGCCAGCGATAGCCGCCATCGCCGGCCTCTGAACCAAAGAACAGCGAGTCTCCGCCCAGCACCAAACCCAGCGGGTCCGGAGCGCCGTCCCAACTACAGGGAAAGGGGCCATAGGTAGTCGGCGTGAGGACGAAGCTGCGGTTGAGCGAATTGACCACGATGGTGAAAGAGTTTGCCCCCTCATCCGGAGTGGAGCAGCCAGGCGTGTAGCACTTCCCTGGGTACACGCACATGTCTGAGATCGGGTCTATGGCGGTGAAACCCTTCCACACGTTGCCGGCGTTGGCGGAGGAAAGGATCCAATAAAGGATGCCCGCCACGGGATCGAAGCAGCCCATCGCTCCTGGCGAATATTCCGAGTACGGTCCTTTAGTGGGCGGCGCCATCGTTTACGGTCCTATCTGCCCGCGCGCCACGGCGTGGCTCTGGTGCCACAGCTCTGGATCGCGCTGCTGGAAGCGTGCCTGCGGATAGCCCATGACGCCACCGGTGCCGGTCGCGCCATCTGACGGCGCTGTTCCCTGATAAACGGATGCCTTGAAGGCATAGTCGCTGATGATGTTGTTCACCTGGTACTGGCGATTCAGCGCCGGGTTCGAGTTGCCGCCGATCTGGATCACATCCCAGGGAGCGCAGGGATTCTCATTCGGCGAGGTGATGATCAGCGCCGGGCCTTCCGGATCCCCGGTAGTGTAGAGGATGCTGGCGACGGTGCACACCGCAGCCAGGTTGGTGTCGCTGAACTCGCCGGTCATGTCGTTGGCGTTCTGGTGCACTTCCTTGTCGTCCAGCTCCAGCGTATAGGGAATCTGGTGCTGATCGGTCAGCGTGAAGTACGAAGGCCGCGGCTTGTCCATGTTCAGGAACAGCTTCCCGGCATACTCCTGCTGATAGCCGCGCGAGCACAGCAGGATCTGCTCCGTGATGGCAGCCAGCGTAGTCTGGGAAGAGAAAGCATAGTTGCCCTGGAAGCGCGGCTTCCCGTTGGGCAGCACGTAATCGCAGTCCTGCGCGAACTCATAGATCGAGCCCCAGTCGAACTTGTCCAGCGCTGCTGAGTCAAGCGCCTCGGGGTAGGTGACGTAAGAAGGCCCGCTGTTGATGACCATGTTCAGCTGGTATTCCGAGCGGGGCATGATCATGCAGCGCAGGCATGCATCGACGTAGTGCCATGCGGGGTTCTGCGTCCACTCGTAGCCCACCTGGTTCCCCAGGTCATCGAAGATGCGGCAGCGCAGGGCGCGCCAGTCGCCGATCGGGTTCAGTGTCTGCCCGATCTGGTTGATCTGGAAGCTGTCAGTGATGATGAACTGCGGCAGCCACTTCATCATGTAGTACGCCATGCGGCTATAACACTGCGTGATGATCGCTGCGCCTGTCGGCAGCTCCGCCAGCCAGTTGTCGGCGCCCTGGTCAGGGCCGTTCGAACTCGGCACCGGCAGCGATGCGCCAAACGCGCCGTCCGTGCCGCTGTGGAAGTGAATGGCTGCGGGATTCAGCAGCGTTGGTCCAGCATCGTACAAGCCTGTGCCGATGTCATAGCCCAGGCCCACAGCAAACAATGGCGAGGTCTGGTTCCACAAGATGTCGAAGCCGTCCCACTCACCTTCACCCAGCACCCAGAGCCCATACTGTGTGCCGGCACCGTTGGTCGAGCCGCCATTCTTGAAGGCAGCGCCGCCCCAACCGGTGAGGCCACCCGGCGATTCGTTCCATCCGGGAAGCCCTGAGCCCGAAAGCCCGGCGGTGACGCATACCTGCTGGTAGGTACCGTCGCTGATGATGTCGCCCACGTTGTAGAAGTGGCCGCTCTGCGGAGCCGGCAACACGTTGATCTGGTCGATCCACTTCTTGCCGGTGGCACGCACGCGGCCGTAGGCAAGAGCTTTGCCTGTTCCGTACGCGCCCATGGAATCGAGTAGCGCCATTTAGACTTGCCTGTTTCTCACCACATCGCGCGTGCTCACGACGGCGGTGGCTTCGGGCTGCACGCTCACCTGCGTCAACACAATGCCGTTGAACCGCGACGGCTGCCTGCAGGTCTGCCAGCTCTGCTGGCACGGATTGTCAGTTGTGTCGCCGCACGCGGCCGACGCATAGCGCCAGGGGCAAGTCTCGCTGTAGAGCTGCAGCCCCTGATAGTCCGAGAAGTTGAAGAGCTGCTCGGCACCGAACTCGGCGAGCTCGCCGATCGCCGTCACCGTCAAATGCCCATGCATCTCGAACTCAACCGCCTCCGCGTCCAGGTTCCACTCGCGGAAGGCGAACAGCGCACCCTCGAATGCGCTGGCTGAGATCAGCTGGCTCATCGAGCGCTTCAGGCTGTCGCCGCTCATGTTCTGCAGGATGAAGCTGCCGATGTCGCTCTGCTGCGATCGCGAGAGGCGGAATGGTCCGGACTGCAACAGCCAGTTCAAGTACGTGTTGTCCCAGTTCTCGGTATTGATGCGCAGGTGGGCAGCGTTCCACGGCGGAGGGTTGCCCGTGTAGATGGGTGCGATCCCCAGTGCGCTGGCCGAAGGAATCGACTCGCTGGACCAGTGGTAGGAATAGCCGTTGGCGTCGAGCACATCGAGCAAGTAGATGGGCCCCACGGCTCCATGCCGTGCCATCGCGCCGGCCAGCCGATTTGGAGGAGGGCTCAGGACGCCGCCGGCACGCAGGGAAACGTACAGCACTGTCTTGCTCACGCTGGCGGCCGCGAGCGGGCGCGTCGAAGCGTAGGAGAGGATCTTCGTGCCGCTCAGGGCGCCCATCGTCCGTGTGCTGGCGAAGCTCACCAGCTTCGCCCCGCTCAGGGCGCCCACGGTCTGTGTGCTGGCGAAGCTCACCAGCTTCGTCCCGCTCAACTCGGGCAGCGTGATGGTTGAGGAGAAGGCGACCAGCTTCGAAGCGTTATCTCCCGTGAAGATCGCCATGTTAGGTTAGCGCCCTCATGTCGAGCTGCAGTGCGTTGATCTGGGCCTGCGTCCATGCTGCCACGGTCACTGGGTTCTGCAGGTCCAGCTGCTCCCAGGTAGCGTAGGATCCTCCTGGAGCCTTCGTGGCTCCCGATCCGAAGCCGACAGTGCCGGCGACGTTATAGCCCAGCTCCAGATGGGCGACGCTCGATCCCGAGCCAACTGCGGCGCGCGCCGCGATCGTCACGGTGTCGGGGTTCCACGTTCCACTGGGAAGTGAGTTCAGCGCGTACTGCTGGTCATCCCCGTTGTTGTTGTCATAGGTCGGGTTTGCATCGCTGTAGCTGACGCCGTCGATATTCCCGTAAGCGTCATTTGTCCAGGCGTTGGTGGTGCCCTGCCCCGCCGGTGCAAGCGTTGCCAGCCCCAGGCGCGTCCGCGTGTCGTCGCTCGCCACCATTACTTCTGAGAAGCACTGGCCATAGACCATAAGGCTGGCCCAGGGCCCGATGACAAAGCAGTCGAAACCGGTGACGCCGCTGAGCGTGAGATCGCCCGTGAAGCTGATGATCAGGACCTTATTCAGGTAGAGGTTCAGGGTGCCGCTGCTTCCGAAGTTGATCAACTGGAGATCGAACCGCTGGAGACTGGCGAGGCTCAGCGACGCAGCGCTCTCGGTTGCCAGCTGAGTGAAGGTTGTCCCGTCGTACTTATAAAGAGCAGCCTTCTGCAGTCCCAACTCGGTGTTCGCTGCCGATCCTAGAAAGATCTGGCCTGCGCCGCTGAACACTCCAAACCCTCCCAGGCTTGGCGGCTGAGTACCCTGAAAGGTATTTTGGCCAGGCACATTGGCCAGCCAGCTTGCCCACCCGCTGGTAATCGCCCCGCCCCCAAAGCGATTTCCCTTGCACGGGGTTGTCCCCACAGACCAGGGCTGCGGCGCCAGAGCGCAGCGCGCCCAGCCCGAGCGAAAGCCGCCGCTCGTGACGACGCTCGCCGGATTCGGGCTTCCATTCAGGAAGCTGATATCTTCCCCACCTTGCCAAAGCATCGACATCGTTTTCTCCTCACCGGCTTCAGCCGCTCAGCGCTCAGCCCTTCGCCGTTGTCTTCTTCACCTGCTTGGTGTTCAGCACGATCGAGGTTGGCTCCGTGTAGGGCGGCATCGGCACCGCGGTAGCCAGCGTCACGTTGCAGTACTCCGCGCCGGGCGATACCTCTTTCACGATGCACGGCACGTTCACCTTGTCCCCCGCCTTCAGCTTCCTGCCCTTCATATCATGTGGCATTCTTTCTCTCCTTTGTTTTATGGTGTCGCCTTTAGTTCTTCGTCGCGTGCGTCTCGCAGCATCTGATTGAGCTCTGCGAGCTGCGCCGCGACTTCGGACAGCATCAGCAACTTTGCGAGGTCGACGCTCAGCGCGATAGCGCTTGCATCCTGGGTGATCTTCCCGCCGGTAATGTTGTTGCAGGTCTCGGACATGGCCGTGCGGATCTGTTCAGCCGTCATCGCATCACCTTTAGTGTGTCGAAAATCACGGTGTATCCGCTCGACGACGAATTCTTCAGGCCGCTGCACTGCACCTGCACCACATGCTTTCCCAGCGGAACGCTTTGCAGCTGCAGCTGCATTGCCGAGGGCTCGGAGGATGCCGAGTAAAGGTCGACAGTGCCTTCGTTCACGCCGTCGAGGGTGACAATCGCTTTGCCGTAGCTCGGCCCCGTGGGCATCCACACCTGGCAGCCCCAGCCGATGTAGGCCAGCTGCGCCCACTCGCCTGTCACGTTGCTCTGCAGGTCGTAGCCGGCACTCGATCCGTAGATCACCGACATCTCGCTGTTGGCGTCCTGCACCAGCTCCCAGTTGCTGGCCGTCAACACCGAGGGCTGCTGCTCGCCAAAATCGTTCAGCGTGAAACGCCAGATGGCATCGCCGCTCCAGTCGTCTGGATAGTTCACCATCGGCACGTCAGGCAGCTCGATGAATCGAACGCCCTGCGCTGACCACCAGAGGTTGGCTACCTCGATGGGCTCGATCGGATCCAGGAAGCGCCCTACGTGATGGCGCGGCAGCCCGCTGCTGTTCGAGGTGTCGTCATAGTCGATGATGGTGAAGAAGCCGTCGCGGAACTGCTCGCCCCACCGCTTCAGCCGCTTGATGTCGGCATGCAGCTTGGCGTTTGAGCGCAGCGAGCCCCAGTTCAGCGTGTAGACGTGCATCGCATCAGTCACGTCGCGCATGTAGGGCGGGCCGCCGCTGGCCTTGGCCTCCAGATGCGTGACCGGACGCTTGCGCTGGAAGCCGTAGTCTGGGTTCAGCTCATCAGTCGCAGTCGGATTGAGGATGTCAGTTTCCATCTAGCTGCTAAGCGCCTTTCCTGAATAGCGCGCAGTGTTGCGGTTCAGCTCAGTCTGGATCTGCATGGCGCCGCCACTCCGCAGCCAGCGGCTCACGTCGCGCTGGTCGATGGCGTGGACGTGCAGGTGAACGTGATTCTCTGACGACGCACCACCGCGGCCACCGGTCGAGCTGCCGCCTCCAGCGCTCAAATAGGTCGAAGCTGAGCCGGTCTCGCGCGGTGGAGCTCCGGGGGACAGTACGGGTGCGAGTGCCGACGTCAGATCTAGGCCGCGATTCATCGCTTCCAACCATGGAGCGTTCGTCGAGGCAGCAGCATCGTGCATCATGTACTCGCCCTCGCGCGCGTGGATGAAGCCTTCGCTGTCGCTGGTGGCCAGGTCGAGGAAGTCGTCAACCCACCCGCCGCCGTGGAACTGCGCAGCCGTGGTGGTCACGTTGTCGCGGCCGGCACGGCCTTCGCGGGTCACCTGGGCTTCCGCATTCGTGATCTCAGGAAGGATGGTGCTGTGGTAGTAGTCAGCCGCCCCCGAGCCCCACTGGGCCGTCTGCTTCTGGGCCTGGATCTGCAGGTTATTCATGCCCAGCATCGCCGTGTCATAGTCCTGGTACATCAGCTGCTGCAGCGCAGGCTCAACCGTCATGGTGTTGTAGTGCCGCGCCTTCGAGCGACCGTGATCACCGATCAGGTCCGCTGTCAACCCGGCCGCGAAGCCTGCGATCGCGCCGATGGCCGTGCCGATGCCGGGCATGATCGCGGTGCCGATCTCAGCGCCGCCCAGCGCAGTCTCGCCCGCGCCCAGGAGCCCACTGCCGACGTTCTTGGAGTTCCATGCTGAAGACAGACCGCCCCAGGCGGTCATGCCACCGGTAGCGATCCCACTGATCTCGCCCAGCGCACTGCTGCCCGCGCTGGCGTTATCGTCTGACGCTGCACCGCTGCCATCCGGCACGGTGCCCATCACGCCAGCTGAATTCGTCGGCGCCTGGTTGATGTCGCTGGGCTGGAACGCTCCACTGGAATTCAGCAGCTGCCCACCATCGCTGCTTCCCGAAGAGGAGAAGAGCTTAGCGAAGCCCTGATATAGTCCCAGCGTCGAACTGATGGCCGATCCGCCAGGAATCATGCTGAGCAGCTGCGGAGAAATCAGCGTCTGACTCAGCCCTCCGACGCCACCGCTGCCGCCCGCTCCGCCTGCGCCGGCGAGGTTGCCCCCGGCCGCCGTCGCAGACCCAGCGCCCGCTGCCTCTTCGCCGGCAGTCCATGGACCTGGAGCCACATCGTTCTCGTTGTCGCTCTCTGGAGTCCACCCTCCGGCCGGCGAAGGCATGCCTGCAGTCGCGCCGCCCGAAGTCCATCCGCTGAAGCCGCTGCCCCCCGCGGTGCCACCGCTGCGGTTGTAGAGCGCCGACTCCCACATCGTGGCGGCCTGGGCGAGCGCTGCAGCCGAGCTGGCCAGCATCGTCCCTGAAGACGAGAGCGTGGATCCCGCGCTGATCAGCGTGGAGCTCGCACTGGTCAGTCCCGACTGATCGTGCGTGGCGCCATGCGCGCCGAATAGCTGCCCTAGCGCATGCTGCGGCGATCCTGTGCCCACCTGGTTCAGCCCGAACATGGCGCCGAGGGCACCCTGCATCCGCGGATTGTTTTGCTCCGCCTGCTGCAGCCAGTTGGCCATGATGTCGAACATCACCTGCTTGGCCCGCTGCTGCATGTACTTCGCAGGGTTGTCAAAGAAGGAGGCGAGCTGGCCCGCCAGGCGATCGCGTTCCTGCATGGTCGCGCGCTCCATCTCGGAATTGGCCACGTCCCACGCGGCCTTCACTTGGCGAGCACCTTGCTCTTCGGTCACAACGTGCTGCTCAACGTCCTCGCGAATCTTCTGCAGCCGCTGCTGGTAGTCGTCCTGGATTTTCTGCTGGGCCGCTTGCCAGGGAGGCAGCAGCGCGCGCGCGGCTTCAGCTTCGGTCTGCGCGATCTGGCGATCGATGTCGTCAGCCAGCTTTTGCCGCTCGCGCTCGGCGGCTTCCTCGATCGCGGTCTTCGCGTCCTGGTAGCCTTGCCACTTCGCCTGGTCCGCCCCATAGAACTCTGTGTACGCTCGCCCCAGCTCGGTCAGCGAGTTCTTCTCGCTCGCAGCCACGCGCGCCAGGCCAGCGGTCATCTGATCATTGGAGCGCTCTGTGATCTGCGCGATCTTCTCAGCGAACTGCTGCTGGGCTTCCACGATCTGCTGGTTGCCCATCTGCTGATAGGCCGCCGTACGCTTCTTCACTTCCTCGTCAGGCAAGCCGGCGTTGGCTGGGTTCTCGGTCAGCTCATTGATGCGCGACTGCGTCTCCGCCTGGATCTTGGGAACACCGGTGAGGCCAGCCTGGGTCGCCTGCTCCTGGATCTTCTTGGTCGCGTACTCTTCTTCCTCCAGGCGCATCATCTTCTGGTTGTGGAACTTCATGTCCAGGTCAGCAGTCTCTTTCAGATAGCCATGCCTGGAGATCTCGCCCTGGGCGTACTTCCGGTTTAGCTGCTCGATCGCATCGCTGCGCTGGTGATCGTAAAGCGCTTCGCCCCGCATGCCAGCCTCAATAGCCGCGTTGCGCATCGCGATCTCCTCTTCGGTCTCCTTCCGCGCCAGGACGAGACGCTGGCCGGCAGCCTCCTGCCGCGCCGCATTGATAGCGGCGCCGCGCTGCTGCTCGAATGCGTGCGGGTCCGCGGTCTCAAGGGTCTCGCCACTCACATCCTTCCCCGCAGCCTTCATCGCCGCGATGCCATCGTTGTGGATCTTGACCAGGTTCTGCTCTTCCTCTTTCATGTGGTCATAGCGCTGATTGATCTCAGCGATGGTGTCCTTCTCGTGTGCGGAGGCATGCGCGTAACCCTGCGTGACCGCACTGTTGTAGGCCGCTTGCCCGCGCAATCGCTCCTCATCGAGCTGCTGCTGCGTCTGGCGCTTGTGCTCCGTCAGCTTGTCCTGCTTCTCCATCGCCTCAGCCTGGTTCTTGTCGTCTCTAGCAGTGAACGGACTCTCTCCACTTGGGCCGTTCAAATTTTCGAAGCCCGTGATGTCATAGACGGCATAGTTGTTGCGCTTCTGTTCGAGCACCGTAGCCTGCTCGGTGATGTCTTTCAGGACATCCCTGGCTTGCTCCAGCGAGGCCGTGTCGAACAGCTTCTGCTCTGCCGCCTGCCCAGCTTTCTCCTGGTACTCGTCGACGGCCTTGTCCAGGTCGAGCCATTTTTCATATAGCTCCTGGACGCCCTCGACGACTTGCTTACCGATCTCGACAGCGCCCATGGCAAGGAAGCCGCCCTCCATGGCGCCGATCGCGGTGATGACCGCAGGGCTCTCCGCCAGGAAGGATCGCATCGAGTAACCGAGATTGAGGCCAAACTCCCGGGCCGTGCCGGATACCAGGCGCATCTTGCTGTGCATGTGCCCCAGCTGCTCGTTGGCAGGGGGAAGGTGGCCGTGAAAGGAACTCAGGGCCGCGGTGTTCGCCTCGATCGCAGAGCGCAGCGCGTTGAACTCAGAAGTCGCGGCGCTGCCAGCCGTGCCCAGCCCCTTCATCAGCTGCGTCGTCGAAGAGGCAGCGGTGCCAACGCCCAGGATGCGCGTCTCCACCTGCTGCAGCACAGGGCCGCTCTCGTCGATGGTGCGAATGCTGATAGTGATCGAGTCGGCGTCCATCAGTTCCTCTTGAACTCTGCTCCACAGCTATGGCACTGCAAGGCGTCGCGCGTGTCCTGTCGCTCACCACACTGCCAGCACGGCGGGTGCTTACTTTCGAATTCATTGCGCGCCGCCTTCAGAAGGGCCAGGCCGTTCGCCTCGAAGGCTGTGGCATCTGGAAGCGATGCTCCCACTGCTTCCAGCCCAGCTGCAAGCCAGATCAGATAGTCGCCCAGCAAGTAATAAGCCGGACTCAGTTCGCGCTCGGGCATCTGCTGTACCAGGCGCTCGCGCGTAGCGTCGCTCGCCGAATCGAGATTCGATTGGATGCGATGAAAAGCCAGGCTCTCCTCCATCAGGTGAAGCAGAGCCTGCTTCAGCCCATCGCGGTCGCGCCCTGGATCGAATGACGACAAGTCGCTAGACCTCCGCTTGCCCGAATAGTTGCCGGGTGGCGATCACCTTGTGGTGCGCGTCCATGTACTGCACGATGTGCCCCGGCGCGCTCAGGTCATCGTCGCCATAGCAGTAGCCTTCGACGCCCTGGATGAGCTCATCGTAGATTTTGATCAGGGTGGGCTGCGAGCCCATCCAGACCGTCTTGCCAGTACGCGATCCGCCGATGACCTTGGAGCGGCCGCTGTCGCGCCGATACTTCCGCTCGTGGTCGAAGCTGGGCTCTTTGAACTTGTGCACCAGCCGGGGATAGCGCTCCATGTTGCCCTTGTCGTCGGCGTTCCACAGCGATTCGATCTCGACACTGCGATCGCCGCCCAGGCAAACCACTTCGCCATCCTCGGTGGAGGGCGCCGCGCTGGTCAGCACCGTGCCGATCGCCATGCGATGCCCCATGGGAATCTTCTGTTTCCAGCCTTCCAGCGATGAGACTGTCTGATCGCCTGGAGTTTTGTAGCCCCAGGCCGAGATGAGTAGATCTTCGACCAGCGACAACAGGGCGCTCCCAGCGTCGATGGTGTTGAACTGCTCGCGGCCGCGGGTCTCTGAGCTTGACTCAATGCTCTGGAAGTATGTCAGCCAGCGGTCGCCGGTCACGGGCTTCAACAAGAAGCGGTAGAGCACTGCACGGTCGCGAATGGCAATGTGCCGCTCACTTGCGAGGTCGAGCAACGGCAGGGGCGGATCGTTTATCGGCAAAGTCCTGAGCAGTTTGTGGGTGTCCATAGTCCTTCTCTCTGTGTTTGGATTTTTTTGCCGCGCAGAGTGAGGAACTCTGTTACTGATGGGCGAGCCGAAGTTGATGGCCCAGCCCGGCCGCGCTGAGTAGTTGATCAGCGCGGGTTGCCGCCGCTAAAGTTTGCCGCCGAGCGCGATCGCCGCGTTCGCCGTCATCACCGCATCGCGCACATGCCGCACCGCGGTGGTCTGGTCAGGGCAAGGCGGTGTCAGCTCCACGATGGTCTCCGCGAAGGCAAGCGCTGCCGCGCGGAGCTTCTCGTATTTGACCACCTGCTCCGGCGTCGGAGGATGGTGGCGGAAGATCTCTTTCAGGTCCATCTGAAACATCACCTCTGAAATATATGTCTAGAGAAACATATATTCTGGAGTCATACATTACACGGCCGTCAGGTACGCCGCCACGCTATTGGTGACGGAGGCAGTCGCCACGCCCGCGCCACCGATGTTGTACATGCAGGTCTCGTCGGCCGAGATCTTCCAGATGATCATGTTCTCCTCGGCGCCGATCTGCACTGCCTTCAGCTTGAATGCCGGGAAGTTCACGTCCATCTCAGCCGCAGCACCGGAGTTGGTGCTCAGGTCCAGGAATGAAAGTGTATCGTTCTCGATCAGCGTCAGGATGTCGTCGGTCGACTGCGCCGCGATTACCAGGTCGAAGCTGATCTTGCGCAGCCCCAGCCGCATGCCGTAGCCATAGAGACCATTCCCTGGCCCAGTGTGGCTCACCGCACCCGTGGAGAACTTCACGCTGCCGGAGCGTACCCGGCTACTGATAACCGCTCCGCTGCCCACCGGCCCCAGCGTGACGGTCGTGTCGGAGTTCAGCAAATACGTCGGTTGCGCCACCGCCGGCAGGCTGGCGATCGCACCATCCGTCCAGTGCCCGCAGCCGGCCATCATGATGTCGATCTTGATGGCGCTCTTCTGCGCATAGCTCATCGTGAACTCGGTGATGGCCATGTCCTGGTACTTGGTTTTGATGGCGGCGGTGTCTTCGACGTAGACGTTCGTCATCATCGCCTTCGTGGTCGTCTCTTCGATGGTGAAGTCGTGCACATAGGGACCGCTCCCGGTCACCGTGTCCGTTCCCCAGGCGAAGGCGAACATCCAGCCCAGGGTGAAGCCCTCGGCCTCCATGCCTTTCAGCTCGCCCTTGGTATCCCACAGCGTCTCTTGGCCCTCGGTCGCGAATTCAGTCCCCTTGCCGGCCTGGTCCTTGTCGCTGCGCCGGCTGGGAATGCGCTCCCAGACCGAGGTGCCGTCAAAGCGCTGCCGCTGAGTGAACTTGTTGTCAGCGAAGAGATCGTTGGAACTGGCCTGGCTGTTGATGCTCAGACACACATTCCGGGCTGTTCGTTTCTGGGATTCAAATAGGACGGCCATTATTTCTTCTCCTCAGCAGCCGCCGCGGTGGATGCGAAGCCCGAATCGGGTGCACCGGCCGCGGGAGGCCAGATCTTTCCAGGACGATTGGTAGCAGTATCCGGGGCGGCAGGCTTCGCCGGAGCTGCAGTAGCTGGAGCCACAACGGCAGCAGGAGCGCCAGAGGGCACGACCTCAAAGATCGGCTGGCCGTTGTACTTCATCGGAGCCACGCTCGCCCACTCGAAGCGCGTGAGGCGCAATGGCATCCCAACCTCAAACCTCAAATCGGTCGCGGCAAACCGCACGCGAATATACTTGCCGGCGCCTGCCTTCTCTACGCCTGCCGCGGTCAACGCCACCTGCACAAAGTCTTCGCCTGCCATCTTCAGTCCTCACTTCCAGGGACGCCGGCAAATAGGCCTGGGAATTGCGCGATGCCTGGCACTTCAACGACCAGGATGTAGACCATGCCCACGATGTCCTGAGGAAACGGAAAGTCCTTCCGCAGAATGATGGGCTCGCTATTCTTGCCGTCATCACTCAACACGATGCGCGCGCCAGCGACGATCGGCTTCACCCGGTCCAGCAGCCGCTTCGAGGCTTCGCGCTGGTCCTCAGCGCTGCGCAGGTCTTCCTCCACGCACCAGATCTCGACCATCGGGGCGTAGTCATAGTTGCAGTGCGTGTTGTCATGCAGCCGCGTGTAGTCGCCGCCCACATAGCGAGTGCGCACGCACGGCGGCCGGAAGATCAACTGACCTTCCTCGTTGATGTCCTTCAATCCCAGGGAGGCGACATCGATGCCCGAACCCAGTGCTGCCGACAGCAGGTTCTTCACCGAGCTTTCGATATCGGCGCTGAGCATCTGGGACGGCATCTATCTCTTCTTCCCTCCGCACTTCTTCACGAGAAACTCACGCATGCGCTGCTTGTCGGACTTCGCTGGCCGCTGCGGCCAGATTGCATAGCCATTGGTCCCCATCAGTTCATCTCCAGGCCCGCCCCGCGCGCGCGTTCGGCGACGAAGGCTCGGGTCGCGGCTTCCATGCGCGCCGGGTCCTCAGGACGGAATACCAGGAACGGCCGCGCCGGGATGGTGATGTGCCGCTCGAACGGATGCACGGTCACGAAGCTAACGCCGCTCACCATCTTGCGGTGCACATTCTGCTGGCGCCCGCGTTTGTTGGTGATGACGACATTGCCGAACTGATCTCGGCTGGCCACTGCTCGCGAATACTGATAGCCGGCGACATTCTGGGTTCCTTCCCAGCCTTCCTGCTGCAGCTTCATGTACCAAAGACTGGTGCCGATCGCGACGCTGTCGCCGCTCACTTCCCATCCGATCGAGGTGCGCCCGTGCCCGCTGTTCTGCAGCAACATGTGCGCAGTCGTGTACTTCTTATTCCAACTGAGCGATGCATCCGAGAGCCCCGGCCAACCCGGTCCTTGCTCATCAAAGGTGCGGTAGATGCTATTTAGCTGCCCAGCGCCCAGCACCTTCAGCAGCTCGCTCTTGTCCTGCAACGAGAGGCGGAATTGTGCCAGGGCAACGGCGGCCTTTGCAGCATCGGCTTTGACGGTGACTTCCATTACACAAAGCCCTTCAGGTCCTCATCCTTGAAGCGCAGGCTGCGATCCTGAGGGATCGAGTGTGGCTGCGCGATCACCGGGCCACCAGTCGACTGCTGCGGCAGATCGCCGACCGGCTGGTCGAGCGATGCTTTCCCGTTGGAGATGTCCTTCAGGAATGCCATCGCCGCGTCATACCGCTGCTGCACCGTCTCCGAAACCTTCACGCCGCGACGCCGCGAGAACAACGCCCACAGCGTCAGATCCACCGTCAACCGCTTCACATCATCATCCGCTTGCAGCGGCGTGACGTAGCGCTTGCGGCAGTAGCTGTCGACAGTCCCACTGGCCTCTTCCAGTGCCGTGTTCACCACAGCGGTGTTCACCTGACCGGTATGGTTGTCATCGGTCAGCTGGATGAGCTCCGGCATCGTCAGCCGGAGCGGGACCAGGTCGGATTGTGCAGCGTAGGCCATCAGCTATTTTTTGCCCTTGCCGTTGCCCTTGCTGCCGCTCACCCTGATGGGCTCACTCACCTCGAGGTTCTGGTCCGCCAGGTGAATGTAGCGGGCTTTCAGGTCAGCTGCCGCCTGTTTCTCGGTGAGCTCCACGATGGAGTAGCGGCTGAAGGTCTCGCCGTCGACCGTGTAGTTGGGAACCAGTACCGTATATTTCTTCTTCATTGCGATTGCCCTCTCTGTGCGATGGGCGCTCTAGCGGCTCCGGCCAGAACGCCCAATCACTTCTTTCGGCGGCCGCTTTTACGGGAGCCAAGCAGCCTTCTGGTTGTAGCCCTCTACTCCTGCGTGGGCGCTGCGATCGTACCGAACGCTTCCGGCGTGCAGGTGTTCACGAACAGGAATCCGGTCTCGGTCGCCGTGATCTTCAGTGCGTAGTACCAGCTGCCGGCGCCCCAGTCCTTCTTGGTGGAGAGATCGGGATCGCGCCACTCAACCACGCTGTAACCATCGGTCGAGGGGAAGGTCCCGCCGTCCGGAGTCTTTCCGCCAGGCGCTGCACTCCACACGAACGTCTTGCCCATCGAGACGTCCATCATGGTCGGATCGGGCTGCGAGTAGGCCAGCACGCAAGTCGCTCCCCAGATCCATGAGCCGACATTGGCTGCGCTCAGAACGATGCCCGAAGCCACGGTCACGGGAAGGCCGAACACCGAACTCAGTTCGCTCGTCCCAATAGAGCCTCCCGCTTGGCCCAGCGTGGTGTACTTGAAGCGCTCGATGATGTCCGGATGGTTCCTCAGCGCGACGAAGGTCGGATCGCTGATGATCATCTGGTTGGCCTTCACGCCGCTCTGCCGCACGACTTCCTTCGCGTTGTCGACATCGACGATCGGGTGCGAGGCATAGCTGGTGCCCAGCGTGATGTAGTCATCCCAGGGATGCGTGGTCGACAGGTCCAGGTGGTTCGGCATGTTCGCCGTGTTGGTCACGAGGTTGGCGATCTGCACCTCGCGGTCCAGCTGCAGCTTGTTGATCAGCCGCTGGATCGACTTCTGCTTCAGGTTGAAGTTCAGCCCGGCAGCGTAGATCGCGAGCTCGTCGGGGATCTCCGCCTTCAGCGCGTGATCGTGGGCGAAGTAGGTATCCTCGGTCCACGTCATGCGGATGCTCTGCGGAGTCCCGCCAGGCGCGCGCCGCGTCACTTCCGTCAGCCGCTGGTCAGAGCGGTCGAAGATGAGATACGGGAAGGACTGCCGGTCAACCGGAACGCGCGGGAAGACCAAGTCCCCCACAAAGTCGTTGTTCCGGAATTCCTTCATGAAGTTCGACAGCGCGACATTCGGGAACCCAGTCGGCGCTAGCGGTGCAAGCGATCCCATTTCCGTATCCTCCACCCGCTCACGCGGGATTCAATCAAAGGTTGGCGGCCAGCACTGGCCAGCCGCCGCAAACTTTCACTTCTAGACCTCGCTCAGGGTCGCTCCGCGGAGTGCGATTACCTGCCACACGCCGTTGATCGACTTGAGCTCCACCATGTCGCCGACGTGGGCGAAGGTCACCGTGTCGTAGGTGGCGTTGGTGTCCTGAATTTTGTTGGCCGCAGTGGTCACAGTGTGAGCATGCGCGGTGAGTGCGACGATCGTGAGCGGGATGCCGTCCTGCGCCGGAGTGGTGGGCGTGGCCAGCGTCTCAGCCAGTGCAGCCGCACCGTTCAATCCGATCAGCCCAGGCGCGACCGGGATCGCTCCCGAGGCCGTGACGTAAGTCGTAGGGGTGCTGGCGCCGCGCACGAACTGGTTGATGTGCATGACGATGAAGTCGCCAGCGTTGGAGTTCGAGGAGAGCGCCTGCCCAACAATGTTGTCACCGGCAGCAGAGGTGGGAACAACCTGCCCGCTGGCGTTGGTGATCAGCCAGTTGCCAACAGCAACCGCTGCGCCGATCGGCACCAGGACTTCACCACCCTCGACGATTCCAATGTCGTCGCCGGCGTTGATGTTCGATTCATCGATGAAGCCCAACACCGAAACGTTCGCCCCGGCGATCGCGACAGTGTTGTCGTCAGTGCCGCGAACTACCGCCAGACCCTTGCCCATGGCAGCTGCGCCGGCGGCGTAAGTGCGAACCTCGGGACGCCCGATCGGCCCCTTGGTGGCCAGCGTGATACCGACAGCAAGAACCAGCGCCGTCATGAGCGCCAGCAGACCGTGACCGCCAATTACCAGTGCCACGAGTGCGAAGGTCATCATTGTCATCTCTCCCGCTTCCGAACTTTTAAACCGGGCGGCGACTGTGCCGCCCGGCTACTGCTACTGCATCCACGGAGCGCCTAAGCGCCCCTTAAAAAATCCCTTAGACAGCGCCTGCCGTTGCGAAACCGGCCTCGGTCAGCTCGGGGTGCTGCTTCGCAACCCTCGCCAGGGCTGTGCCGTAATCCACCCCGTCGTGCTTCTCCTGGTACTCGAGCACGAGCTCGTGGAGGTGCTGCGAATTCTGCGAAGCCGCGGGCAGCTCGGCCGCTTGGCCGTGGCGATGCTCACGGAAGGCGACGACGTTGTCCTTCACGATCTCGCCGGTGTGCACAACCTTGGGCAGCTTCTCCATGAAGCCGACCAGGATGTCAAGCACGGGCAGCTTCTTCTTGTTGTCGCCCTCGCCGAACTCGATGACGTCGCTGCTCTTGGCCAGCTCGGAGAAGACCAGCTTCAGGCCGGCCTTATCAAACCAGGGCACCCACTTGCCAGCCGAACGCAGCTTGTTAACGGCAGCATCGACGCGGCCGGAGTGCTCGCCAGCGGTGAGCTTGCGCTCGCGCTCGGCAAAGTCCGTCTTCTGTTCTTCCAGGTCCTTCTTCAGCTGTGCGTTCTGCTCCTCCAGCGGCTTCAGCATGCGGGTGATGCGGCTGTCGAGATCTGCTTCCGTAAAGCTCGCAGTCTGCTGCGAGCGAGCGCCGCCACCGAACGCGGACGCGAAGAAGTCCTTAACGCCGTCGCGGATCTGCTCCGCCATGGGCTTGCTTTCCGTTGCCATCGATTCCTCCTCGAACTCGAATACGCCGGTGGATTGCCGGCCCTCATCAAACTTGACTTCAGTCAGGCCCTTCACGGCCGGAGGCTGCGCACCCAGAAATCCGATATGCCGCAGCGAGAGGCCGTTCGGCGTCACATAGAAGGAGGCGCTGCGCTTCGGGAAGGCCCGCTTCTCCACCAGCTCGCCAAAATCTGGGTTCACGTCTTTCAGCTGAGCAAACAACCCCTCACCATCACGCTTTAGCGCACTGGTCCACCCATACGCAGGATGGTTGTCCTCGGGATGGCCAATGACTGCCGGCGCCTCGTGATAGTCGGGCTCGTAGTTCCGCACGACATCATCAAGGTCGCTGGTGGTGACGTTTCGCGTGTTGCCTTTGGAGTCGGTCCGGGTGCCAGCCTGAAAGATGTGGATCCACTTGCCGTTGAGATCGGCGTGGTCGCTAGTGCTGGGCGTGTCCATGCCTTCCGACTTGTACATCGCGGCCAGTCTCGCCTTCGCACCGGATTTATCCGGCCCCTCGTAGCTCTTGCCACGGTATTCCGAGTGCAGCGCGGCCCAGGCCGCGCCCATCAGGCGGTGGTCGGGCTTGCCATCATCGCCCGTCACGGGCAGGTGGTCTTGGCCGTTCGCGGAAACAAGGTACTTTACCGCCACGCGGCCATTCTCTACGTCACCCCATAGCGATGGTTTTCGACGTTGCGGATGTGCGGCAAGCTGGCGGAGATGCAAAGTACTTTACTAGGAGAAGACCTTGCCGAAGCCAGGCTGCGGCACCAGGAGCTGGGCCAGCATCGGGAGTCGCTCGAAGCCTGGCTCCTCAGCGTTCTTCGGAGCTTCATTGAGGATCTGGGGAATGACACTGCAGCGGCATCCATAGCCGTTGGGTGGATAGATCTTGTGCCACACAGCATCGTCCGCTCGCGCAGCAAAGCGATGGAGCACGCGATGCTCCGGGCGTACGCGATCGTCGCCCACTGTCCAGTACTGCCAGATGGGCAGCAGGTGCTTCACCACCGGCTCGCTCATCTGCTCGTAGCGGCCAAGTGAGTAGGCACGGTGCATTGCATTGCTAAAGGTGTTGTCCAGCGTGAACGAATTGAGATCAGCAACGCCGGCCGCGCTGGTGAGCTTGTGCGCAGCCTTCTCGAAGTCAGCCCGCGATCCGCCTTGCTTGGCCACATCGGCAAGGCCATCGCGAACCTTCTCGATCAGCCGCTGATCGGCGACCCCAGCCAGGGTGAATGCCTGGGCACGATACTGCGCCGTCAGCCCGTCGAAGACGTCTGGAGTGACCGCGGTCAGGTTGCGCAGGTAGTCGGCTGGCCGATCGGCAGGGACATCGAAGCTGTAGCCAACATTGACTGTTGAACTGTCATCCTCAGCGTAGTGTACCCGCGAGCTGGTGGCGATCTCCACCTTGTGCCCGGTGCGCTTGTGAACCTCGCGCACCAGCTGCATGCGGCCAAGGACATTTGCCGCCGCCAGATGGCGAGCCAGGATGAGCCCCAGCCGATGCTGCGCTTCCGATGCGTGCACGCGCCCCCTTTGCCGGTCAGCCCCTGAATCCAGATGCAGCCAGGATCTCGCGCACGCGCGAGGCCAGGACTTCAGACTTGGACTGGTGCACCAGGTCCTCGATCAAGCGATCAACTTCATGGAAGTCGCGCGACATCTCAGGCGACATCTCCCCGTAGTTTGAGACGCGGTTCGCAGCCTTTGCAGCGGCCATCACTTCTTCCAGCCGTGGCTGGCGTTTCGTTCCTTCCACAAAGTCTGCCCACCAGGTCGCGAGCCTGCCTTCAGCGAAGTTCGAAACATCGCGCGCCTGCAATGCAACCTGCGGCGCGTTGACGTTGGGCACCAGGATCTCCGGCTCGCCATCGACGGCGGGGACACTGTAGCGGTCGACCACATAGGAAGTCGGAAACTGCTTGCCCATGCGCTGCAGGGCAGAATCGATAACCGTGCGGGCCACCAGGTCCTCTTCCTCTTCCAGGTCGAAGCCCCAGTACGGCATGGGAACGTCTGGACCGAAGTTCCACAACACCAGCGGCCGCACCAGCTGCCGGTTCACCACTGCCTCAAGTGCACGGCACAGCTCGATGATGCGCTGGAGCAGAGTCTCTGCGTGCACTTCGCCCTGGGCCTTCGCTCCGGTGCCACCTTCGTTGCCGAAGGAGGTCAGCGTCTCGCCCAGAACCCGGCGCGTGATGTTGTACTGCATCGCCTGGTAGAGCTTCTCATACATCGCCGGGGGCGTGCTGCGCGTGTTCGTCTCCGTCTTCATCAGCGCCAGCAGGGTTGCCGGCACCGCGAGCGCTGGCCGCTCGTGCGCGGCCTTCGCGATCTCTGCGGCGCGGGACTTCTCTTGCTCATTGTCGCTGTCGTTATAGGGCACCATCACAGTGCCCGTGCCTTTCTCGCAGAACTGCAACCACAGCCGCTGTGCGTTACGCAGGAACCATGATGGCCAGAACACTCCGCGCAACAGCGGCCGCCCCATACGATTCTGGCCGCGACTGCGATAACTGAACACTTGAAACTTTTCTTGCGGCTGCGGCTGGCCATCCATGGCCCAGGGAGAATCCAGCAACTGCATTGGCCCCACTTGCGGACGGTAACGCTGCCCGAACAAGAACAGCTCCTGGGGGCAGTCCTTCACGTCAGAGATCGAGACCTGACCCTCACTGATGTCGTAGATGTTCTCCTGCACGCTGAAGCCATAGCCGGGCGCATCGAGCATGCAATCGAGGATGGCATGGAAGTTGGGCAGGTTGGCCAGTTGCTCAGTCACGAAGTCAGCAACATCTTTGGCCACCTCCTCCGACTGCTGCGAACCCTTGCTGGCCACCCTCGTCGCCTTCGGCGTGACCAGGCGCTCGCGCTGCAACACCGCGAGCTTCAGCGTGTCCAGGCAGTTGGCGACGTTCTCGTCCTTCTCCTCGATCTCACGAAAGTAAGCCATCGTGGTGGGATGGTTGTAGGTCATCGAGGCCCAGATGGTGGATGGGTTCTGCACTCCGCCAAAGCCGAGGGAGTTGCGATAGAGCGAGATCTGCGTGAGGTACAGGCGCTCCTCGCCAATCGCCTCGCCTTTCGGTGGCAGGGGGGGCACAGCCTGTGGCTGCACTTCTTTTTGTGGCGCAGTTGCCATGGTTCAGCTCCTCATTGATAGCCTTGCGATCCTTGGTATGCCGACTCATCGCTCGGTGCACGCATGCCCAGCTCGCACGGCGCGCCCTGCGCGGCTAGCAGCGCTAACGCCACAGCCCAGAACTCGTCAGCATGGCCCGCATCAGTGCGCTCCGCGTCGAAGCGGAAGTGGCCGGCTGTGGTGGCAAACTTCTTCACCGCGTGGATCGCGCCCTGGACATTCTTGTCGTCGGGGATGGTGATGGTGCCTTCCTCGAAGACCCGCCGCGTGCGCACAGCCAGATCCTCCTTCACCTGCATGGTGAAGGTAATCGGCTCGACTCGTACACCGTACTTCTCCTGGAGCTCCTCACCCAGCTGTGCCCCGATGCCGGTGGCGTCTTGACAGTGGCGAGCAACGCGCAGCCCGTCGATCATCTGGCGCGCTACAACTTTCTGCTCCTTGAACTTTCGATTGCGCATGCGAACGATGAAGGGCGTGATGTGCTGCCCGAGTGATGAGAAGACAAACAGCGGCCAGTTGACGGTGAGATCCCGTTTGCGCCCCACATCCCCACCCATGAATGCACGGGCGCCTCTGGGGCACGGATGCCGCCGGATAGCATCAGCGACCTTGTCACGGGCCTCATCCAACGGCATCTTGGGATCGATGTCGATGACTTCGGCATCGACCGAGACCACGCGCAGGATGTTCTCCAGGGCGATCCAGCTTTGAGCGTCGCTCAGGAACTTGCAAAGATATTCCTGGTCGCGCGTGTCCGGGTCATCGATGCCAGCAAGCAGCTTCTCCACATCGAGGAGGGTGCCGTCGACGTTGCACAGCCCTTCGCGCACCGCCTGGTAGATATCGCACCAGTGCCCAGACCACTCCCCAACCCTCACCGGCTGCACTGGAGGAGCGATGCCGTCAGCGAGTCCCAGCTTCTTGGCGAGCTTGTAGAAGTCTCCACTCTCACCGAACGGGGTGGAGATGACTGCAAGATCGAAGCCGCGGGTGGTACGGCCGTACGCGGCCGCGAAGACGGCCTTCGAATCCTTGTGGAACGCAAATTCATCGAGCGTGATGTCGCAGGTGTAGCCGCGAGCGGTGTCGGGATTTGAAGAGAGCGCGATGATGCGGGAGCGGTTGGGGAACTCGATGGTGTGCTGCAGCATCGAGGTGTTCTGAAACGATTCGTTCTCGATCAGCTGCGCCACCGCGCCGATCGCCTGACAGTGATCTTTACACTTGCGCGCGAACTCCAGCGACTGGCGCTCTGAGCGGGACAACACCGCACGCATGCTGTTGTCACGCTCCAGACAACGCAGCACGTCGGCATAGGACTCGGTGAAGGAGAAGCCGATCTGCGTGGACTTGACCGCGAGCTTTAGGCGGTTGTGATCTTCCACCCAGCGCTTCTGATATTCGAAGAGGATCTGATCATGCGCCATAGATCTGCCGCACCTTCGCAGCCAGCGCCTTCAGATCGGGGGTCTTGCCTTTATCAGCGGCTGCTTCCATCTGGCCGGCAAGAGCGGAGGATTTCTTCTGCAACATGTCCAGCTTGCGCTCTAGCAGTTCGAGTCGGCCCTCATCCACCTTGACCTTGCGTTCCTTGATGGCGTTGGCCTTCACGCCGTTCATCACATCGCGCAGAACCAGCAGTGCCTTTGCCGCGACGACGCGGCCTTTCTTATCGTTGCTCTCCTGGAGCATCACGAAGACGGCATCGCGAACGGCATTGGTCACAGCCTCGTCAGCCTTCTCGATTCCTGCGTCGGCAAAGACCTTCGCGAAATCGCGGGCCAACTGCATGCGCTCCGAAACCTCACGCCGCACCTGCAGCACCCGCAGGCTGTACCAGCGATGCAGATTGGAATGCGGCAGGTGCAGATCTGGGAACTTCTCCAGCACGGGCCGGGGCATCGCATCCCAGTTCACAAAGCCAGCACTGCCGATCCTTGCTTCCCACTTCTCGCCGTAAGGCAGAGAGGAGAGTCGCTCGATCTCTTCCCAGCTGAGGTTGTGATCAGACCGCAGCCGCTTAATGGCTTCCAGCACCTCCATCGGCAGCAGGTCAATGGAAAGCGGGAGCAGTGTCTTGCGCGGCTCGCGAGCCCTCGGGCGTTTGCTTGCTTTCGCCATCAGGGAACCAGGACCAGTGGATCTTCCTTGTAGCCCTCGACCAGACGTCGCCCTTCGCTGGTGATCATGATCCCTTCCAGGCGTGTCTTGCCGGAGACCCGATTGAAATTCTCGGTAAAGTTTAGGTAGCCGGCGCCCTTGAGCTCCTGCACCAGCGTGATCACGTAGTCCTGCCCGACGTGGTATCCCATGTCCATCAACAGCGCCCACAGCGACAGATCATCCATGGGCGGGAGCTGGCTGTGATGGTTATCGCGGATGAACTGCAGGATCATCCCGCGATGACGGCGCAACAGGATGGTGTTTTCTTTGGCCATGTCTCAACCCGTCTTCGCGTTCGCGATAGAGCTCTCGATCCGCTTCAGCGTCTCGGCCTGCTCGCGCAGGATTTCGAAGTTGCGCTCTCCCTGCTGCGCAGCAAACTGACAGAGGCGGCGCATCTCTTCAAACTGCCGATCATCCTTCTCCGCAATCTGCGCCACGGCCGTAGAGAGGACCTGCATGCTGTCTGCCAGCCGGCCCACGTTGGTCACCCCCACCTTCACCAGATCCCAGAGCAGCACCAGGGCGACGATCGTTACCAGAAAGGAGGGGCCGAACTGCCGCAACAGTGCAAACGATTGGTCTGGGTTCTTCTGCACCAGCTCGTAAAGATAGAAGGCGAGCGAAGCTGTCAGCGTTCCGCCCAACAGCAACTTGCGGAAGAGCCCCTCACCCATGCCGAGAACCGGAGTGCGCGCTGGATCAGTCATAAAGTTGCCGGCCACCAGTTTTCACTGGCCGGGGCGCCCACCGGATTCAAAGGCGCCCCGACACAATGGCTCTGGCGATTCTCCGCGACCTCCTTTCCTCACCGATTCGTAAATCAGAGACCGAAGCGGTTGGCCAGTTGATCGAGCTGCACCACGCTGTAGCCGTATTCGCGCGCCACGCGGTCTTGCGTGTCCTGCGGAATATAGGGCTGCACTTTGCGCCACTGCTCGATTGCCGGCCGCGTAGCTGCATCGCTGATGAAGACCGACAGGCCGATCACTGCGGCATTCAGGATCGCAACAGCCCAACCAACCTTGTTGGCGATCGCCTGCGCAGAGGTGACGGTCTTAGCGATTCCATTCAGTATGAGGAACTGCGGCGTCAGATCGGCCGAGAAGGCCGACACCGCATTCGACAGTGCTACCAACTCTGTTTGGCCCGCAGCCTTAGCGGCGTTATAGGCCGTCAGGGCGTCTGTTGTTGCCTTGCCATCCGTGCCGACCAGCTGCGAGATCTTGTTCAGGACGGCGACCACGTCCGCAGGCGCGCCAGGATTGTTCTGGCTCAGACCGCTGAGCGTGGAGAGCAGAGTGGGCAGGTTCTTGTCCAGTGTCGCGATCTTCGAGGCCAGGGTGCAGCTGTTGCATCCCGTCTCGACGGTGGTGAAGACGCCCAGCGACATCACCATCAGCATGGACAGCGTGACAGACCATGCCTTCGTCAGTGGACTTCGTTTCAGGGTCATCGAATTTCTCCTTATTGAATTGTTTAGGGCCGTGTCTGTTTGGGTTGTCTTTTAGCCGCGCCGCCCTACGAGGACGGAGCTTGCACCGGAGAAGGAGCCTTCAGCGCGGTCACCGCCATCACTGCCATGGCAGTGAATGCCTTGAATGCTTCCGCGTCATTCGGATCGATGCTCTGGGCTACGTCGGAGAGCTGCACCAGCGCCTGCGCTGCCAGCTGCGTCCTGGTTTCCGTGGAGGCGTCGGCCTTATCCTTCTCGATGTCGGCGACGATCTGTGGGGCTTGCTTCACTAGCTTCAGCCCCAGCTCCTCGGCAAATGCTTTCACTTTGGTCGGGTCCATAAACTTCTCCTTTATTTATGCTGCCTTCTTGGCTTTGGCCGGTTCGTTCGGCGGCGATGGTGGCGCATCGTATTGCCGGAGGTGGAATTGATCCACTAGGTCGATCAGCTTGTCGGCGTAAGCGGGGTCCTTAGAGTAGCCGCACTGCTGCAGCGCCAGCGCGAAAGCTACGGCAGATCCAGCGTGACGCAGTGCCATGGCGTAGCGCTTGTGAGTGAGAAGGAACCGGGTGTGGACCTCGAAGCCCTCCGCGGCCGAGCTTTTGCCGAAGTACTTGCAAGCTTCGGCGCCGACTACTGGGAGCGCGCCGTATTCCAGGATGGCTTGAGCGATGGTGATGGAGGCGGGGATGCCCGTCTCCCGCTGACTTGCCTGCGCTGCTGGGACAACCGCTGCGATAAAACTTCCGAGTTCCCGCCTCAACAATCTGCTCGCCATGGACACCGCGAGTGCGCGCCACCCCGCAGCTCCCCAGCTTCAAGCGGCGCGCACAAGCCTCTCTCTCTGTCTGTGGGGAATGTAGAGGAGCAGGAAAAGCGTGGGGCCTGACATGGCCAGAGAGCGGCTAAATGGCGGAAATGAGGAACTTTGCAGGGGGCCGAGGTTGGCCAACCTGGGCCAGACGGCCGAGGTGTTTAGCTTCGGGATACTTTTCCACAATAAAATGCCGTTTGCTGAGCTGCGCAGTTGTGCGCAAACGGGGATCGGCTATATAGTGGCCGCGTGATACCTACAACAAGTCCTAGCGCCCGCTGCGCGGCTCCCACCAAATTAACCACCCGCGATGCTGCCTACCTGAACAGGCTGCAGGTGATCACGGACCTGAAGCGGTGTGGGTATGAGGTCTTCGAATCCACGTCGCTCCTGTCTTGCCTGGCGGTCAATGTGGGCGGAAGGTTGGCAAAGATTCAAGTGGCTAAACCCGCTGCGAGAAAAACCGTTGAGCTGCGCGAAGGCTACCACGCGTTGGCCGTCATCCTTCAGGATGGGAGCATTGAATACCGGCCCCCGCTTCAGTCCCTCAATAGCTGAGATGCAGCGGCAGATAGTACTTTGACCAAAATGGATCCTGCAGGCATGGGCCACCGCTGGTTCCTATCGAAACGTGGCCAGATGGCGTGAAGAAGATGATCTCCTGTTGGCTATCGTGCTCGATGCAAGTGTCCCCGGAGAATCTTATGCAGCCAGGAAGATCCCGGCGGTAGGTCCAAGTGTCTCCCACCGTTCCGGACCCGTGATCTGTCGCCACGGACGGCTTTCCCAGTGCTGCCTCTACCTCTTCCTTTGTCATCCCGATGACGATGCACTTCTGCTTGCTGGCAGCCGCAACGACTGTGCGCCACTTCGATGCCGCCATCCTGGTTGGGACTTTATCGTATTCGGCGTCCCGATCCGCCTGCCTTTTGGTGTAGAAGTCTATTTTCGCCTCGGCGGCACTTCGCTCGGAGTTGCTGTTGACGACAGCAACGACTGCCCACATCACCATGCCGATGATGAGAAGTGCGAGCGCAACCTTCCCGGTGGTCGAGAACACTTCAGCAAAGGTTGCCATGTTGGTTATTTTCCTTTCATCGCCAGGAGGAGGGCCTGGGCGAAGCACAGTGCCAAGCAGATGACAAACGCCGCAACAACAAAATGATGATCCGCTGCCGGCTCGGGGTGCAACATTTTCACACACGGCGCACTGGAGGGGCGACTACCGGCCGTGACGCCCCTGGCAGGCTTTGCTGTGGTAGGCAGTCTGTCCTTTCTTCGGATTTGCCGGAAATGGCCCGGGGTGCGGGCATAGCACCCTCGACTGCTGCGCGCACGCGCAGTGCGCGATCGCGCTCCAGGACGCGATCAACTAACTCGTCTACCAACTCGAATGCTGGTTCTGTCTGGTTCACATTGGCCGCGCTCCTGATCGGCGGTCGATCTTCAGCGGCAGATTCCGGTCGCTCATCCAGTCGCTGACGGCGGTTGCATCGTACTGGCTGACGGGCACCGGGATGTCAAGGGTCAGCACCCTCTTCAATGGCCTTGCGAGCCGCGTAGGAAAGCTCGCTGAAGTTTTTGTCCTCCTTCACCTGCCTCAGCACGTATTGCTGGAGCAGTCGGCAGGCGCGGTCATTGTGGTCGATGGGACTTGACATAACACTTCTTCCTTACTTCGCCCCGGTTGTTTGGATCTGGGTTGTGGTTTCGCCGCGGAGGCAACCCGCGGGAGCCCAAGGGGCGGAACAACACGGCGAACCAGGTTGCGGTGGAATCCACCGATCTCGCCGGCCTTGGAGGAATTGAAGCGAGCCTCCATCAGTGCTGCGATCACATAGCACTGGCGCAGGAACTGGGTGGCCTCGTGCAGAGTGATTCCCTTCTTGAAGTACATGCTCGCAGCGTCAAACTGGGTTGGGTTGGCGGCGATGATGGCGTTCGCATCGGCAGCCAAACGTTTCTGGCGACGGGTGAGCGCTGCACGGTTAGCAGGCAAGGGAGCGTTCCTTTTCTCTGGGCGCGGCGAAGCGGACGGGTTGGCCGAGGGCTGAGGGTTGAAGTTGGGGCGCAGGAGGAGAGGAGACAGCGCCCCGTGACGGACAGCGGTGCACGACTGCAACTAAATCGATGATGCCAGTGTCGGGGCTGACGGCAATAAAGGTACGACACGACTGGCACCAAGCCCCGAACACCTTATTAAAAGGAGCACTGCGAAAGCGGCCGACGAGGAGGCGCTGGGGGACCGGCTCTGCGGGGATTGCGACGCTGGCGCCCATTAGCCTGTTCTCCGTCCCGTCTTCGGTTGGAGCGGCTGGTTGTCTGTAGTCTCCTCTTTAGGCGACTGCCCCTCGGCAATCAGCGAAAGATCGAGACCGCCGCGAGCCCAAAACCAGTATCTCTCTGGAATCGGTGCGAGGTTCCCCATCTTTATGAAATGGGCTTCGGTAGGCTGCTTTCGGCCTTTCTCCCAGCCGTAAACCGTCGTCGGCGTCACCCCGAGCTTCACAGCTAAACCGTTCTGGCTCAGCTCGAGAATGTCTCTCAGCGCCTTAACGCGCGGTCCCCACTCATCGGCTTTTGGCCCATCCGCAGGCAGAATTAGTCTCCAACCTGAAAATTTTGCTTGACAGTTATAGATCGGGAGTTCTATAACCGTGGGCATATGGCTTCCAAAGTAAGCCGCGTTGATCGTAACACGCGCCGGCCCGAGCTTCGGCGGCCACTTTTTTACCGGGGCCTCTTCGCCAGGGTCGCGCGCAAGTTGGGCGTGACCCGGCAAGTCGTCGGACAGGTCGCCAGGGGGCAGCGCCAAAGCGAACGCATAAGCAAAGCCCTCCTCGCGGAGGTCAATCGGATCGAACGGCGCTGCACCTGATGAGAGAGCGGGAGCGAACTGCATGGCCCAACCATAGGGCTATGGAGGGCTGATGACAATACCGGAATCGAAGGAATTTACCGGAGAGAGCGGCGACCTCTTCAGGGCCGCTGAACGGTTGGATGCCTCGCTCAATCTAGATCAGGCCGTGCGCGGCGCCCTGGGCGCTGCGATGAAGCAAACCGACAGATCGCGCGCGCAGATTGCAGACGACATTAGCCGGCTGACCGGGCAAAAGGTCACGCTGCGCATGCTGGACGACTTCACGGCCGAGAGCAAATCGGGTTACCGGTTCCCTGCTGCATGGCTCGCAGCCTTCTGCGTCGCTACCCGCGACTCGCGAGTGCTGCAAGTGATTGTCGAGAAGTGCGGCTACCGAGTGATCACACCCGAGGAGGCCATGCTCATCGAACTCGCGACTAACTACCTCACTAAGAAGAAAGCAACCGAGCGGCTGGAGAGCCTGGAGACTCGCTTGGCGCGGAAAGGCGGGGCGCGATGACGCCGGCGAAGCTCACACCGCGCGAGACGGAGATTGTGGCGGGCGTCACCGAAGGGCTGACCAACCTGGCAATCGCGCATCGGCTTTCCATCTCCGAGAACACGGTGAAGGTTCATCTGCAAGGAATCTTCAGCGTCACCGGCGTCACCAGCCGGGTCCAGCTGGCCATGATGTTTGCCGGCAAGGATGTGGCACCCACCCCCACCCCGCGGCTCTCGCCACGGCAGCAGGAAGTGCTGAAGCTGATCGCGCTGGGAAAGGCCGGTGGCGAGATTGCCCAGCAGCTGAACCTGAGCCAGAAGACAGTCGAAGCCCACCGCTACAACCTGATGCGCAAGCTCGACCTGCACAACGTGGCCGATGTTGTGATCTACGCCGCGCGCAACGGCATCGTCGAGCTGGTTCCGCGAGGTGGGCAATGAGCACCGGCCTGGCACAGATTCCCGAGAGCTGGCAGGACCCGAAGCAGTTCATCCCTGCGACCTATTACATGGTGGTGCAGCGGATGATGGGGGCCTGGCGGCCGTTCTTCCGCGATCGCCGCACCGTCGAACTCCACCTCTCCGTCCCGGCTGCTGAAGCGCAGCTGGCTATCGCCGCGCGCATCTACGGCGCTGATCGCGTTCGCATTGCAACACTTTCCACCTCGCTGGATGGGCTGCTGCCACTGCATGGGCTGCCCAGCCAAGAGGATCTCGACGCCGTAGCTGCTGAAGCCACGGCCAAGGCCAACACCGCTCCCGATTCCACCCCAGCAAATAAGGAGCACAACCATGTTCGCTAACGTTCTCGGCGGCATCATCGCCGGGCTGATTGCCGTTTCCATCTTGATCATCTTCACCCACACGGATGCTGACCGGGCGCCACTGTTTCGCCGCGGCCACAAAGAGCCGCGTGCGGTGAAGCCACCTGAACCGAGCGGGAAAGACCGCTCACAACACCGCGAGTTTCATCGCCCATCACGCCCCGTTTCCCCAGTGGGGCAGGAAGTGAGAACAGCATGAAAATCCCCAAGACTCTCTCTGCAATTCCCTACGTCGTCGCCCTCAGCGTGATCTGGCTGTGCTTCTCGCTATGGCTTGACGATGCCACCAGCAACTTCTTCATCGCCTTCGTGGGCGGCGGCATCCTGGCTGCCCTGGTGATCATGGGCGTGCGCAAGGTAGTCGACGGGCAGCGCAGGCGCCGCATGATCCGCCAGCGCCGAGAGCAGGTGCTGGCCACGAATCTGCACCTGGTGAACGCCGAAGACGAAGCCCGGCCGCGGCGCAAGCCGGTGCAGAACTTCTACCGTGAGCAGCGCAGCCGCGCAGCGAAGTAGCCAGAGGCAAGCCATGACCCTGACTGAGCAGATGAAGCGACAGATAAAAGGGGCGGTGGACCAGGTGGTCGCCAAGGGCCGCGACCAGCTGCGCGACGAGGTAGACATCTCGTCCGAGGACAGCCATGCCATCGCGTTCGCAGCCATGGTGATGATCGAGAACTGCCCTGGCGTCACCTTCGGTCCAACCAGTGCAGCGTTCGTCGCCGGCGTTGTGCTCTCTGCACTGAACTATGCCGAGCAGCAGCGGAGGCGCAAGGTCCAATGAGCGACGGCCTCACCCCAGCGGTCAGTTGTCAGCTGTCAGTGGGTGCAGCATCGTCTGCTCCCAGGGTCGCGCTGACGACCGAAGAAGAAGAGCGCCAGGCGCGCGAGCGCCTGGCCATCATTGAGCCGCTGCTCAACTTCCATCCTGCACAATTTGCTTTTCGCTCTTCGTCGGCGTCGCCCACATCCGAGGCTCCTACCTCACCCCAAATGACCGCCTCGGATGGGCTCAGTGCTCGCGACAGTACTCGGGTTTCTCCGGCGAAGAGCGAAGAGCAAACACAACTCGGCCTCAGTCTGCAGCTGCTGCTGCCTGACGGTCGCGCGGTGAGCAACGCGACGACCATGTGCGAATACCTGGCGCTGCATCACGGCGTGGCCCGCTCGACCATCCTTCGCTGGGTGAAGATGTTTCGCCAGGGAGGACTCCCGGCACTGGCCGATCGCGGACGCAGCGACAAAGGCCGCTCGCGCTTCTTCGAGAGATACAACAACGCAGCCGTGCATGCCGCTCACGTCTACCTGGTGCAGCGACGCAGTGCACGGCTGGCTTACGAGGCCATCTTGCGCGATCGCGAGATCCTTGAGCTGCCCGAGAGCGAGCTGCCCAGCTACGAAACCGTGCGCGCCTTCCTGCGCAAGATTCCCCCAGCCGTGGAGACGCTGGCGCGCAACGGCTATCGCGCCTATCGCGAGCGCATGGCGCCGTACGTCTCGCGTGGCTACGTCGACGTGCCAGCCAACGAGATCTGGGTGAGCGACCACATGATCCACGATGTGGAGTGCCAGAACGATTGTTTTGGCGAGGCGCCGATCGGCACGCCGATCCGGCTGCGCCTCACCGCGCTGATCGACTTCCGCTCACGCATGGTGGTGGGCGCGAGCTGGTGCTGGGAAGGTTCGTCACGCTCGATCACTACCGCTCTGCGGCATGCGGTGATACAGCATGGGCCGGCCGCGGTGCTCTACTGCGACAACGGCAAAGACTACTTGAAGGTTGCGAAGGGGGCGCTCCCGGCCGCCGCCCGCCACCACCTGGAGCCGGAGGAGTGGTACCGGCTGGAGCTGCGGCAGCTGGAAGAGCTGGGCGTGCTGGCTCGGCTGGGCATGGCGGTGCAGCACTGCATCGTGCGCCATCCGCAGTCGAAGCATGTAGAGCGCTTCTTCGGCTTCGTGCATGAGCGCTTCGATCGCAACTGGCCCACCTATACGGGCGGATCGCCAGCTCGCCGTCCCGACATTTGCGCGGAGGCGATGGAGGACCATCGCAAGCTAGTGCGCATGGGACGGGCCAGCCAGTCGCTACATCCGCGGGCCAGCCAGTTTGTGAGCGCGGCCCTCACCTGGATCGAGTGGTACAACACCCAGCACAAACATAGCGGCCGCGGCATGGAAGGACGAACGCCGGCGGAAGTGTTTGCTGAGTGCCACGGGGATTCGCGGCCCACGCCGGAGCCGCGCGACCTGGCGATGATGCTGCTGGAGAAAGAGCGGCGCCAGGTGCGCGAGTGCAGCGTGGTGCTCAACAAACGCCGCTACATCGGCGCCGATGAAACTGGCCGCCGCATCCTGCATGACCTGAACGAATGCGACGTGCTGATTGCCTACGATCCGCTGGCCCTGGGAGAAGCCGCCATCCTGGACCTGAAGGGCAGCCTGCTGACCTTTGCCAAAGCTGAAGACTACCTGCCGCAGTCGAGTGATGCCAGCGCCGCCATCGGCGAGAGCATGGCGGAACGGCGCCGCATGGAGAAGCAGACCGCAGGAACAATCCTGGCGATCCGCGATGCTGCGCGCGGCAACGGAGCCGTGAGCGAAGTGGAGCACCTGGTGAAGCATGCGCGCGTGCTGCCCATGGCCGTAGGTGAATTCCTGACACAACGCAGGCCGCGCATCCGGCCCGATGACGATGCAGTTGCGCCGCTGAGCCCGGAAGACCTGGCCCGGCAGGTAATGGAGGAAGAGTGAAGAACAGTGGCCAGTGGTCAGTGGTCAGTTGCCAGATGGGAAGCTCGACCAGCCGAAAGGCCAGTGGTAGGAGCGTAACGTTTGGCCGGCGTGAGCAGCAACCTTCCTCCGGAGGTTGCGAAATCGCGCAAGGTGCATGCCCGGCAGCAACTGATCACTGGCAACTGGCCACGGAGAACTGGCCACTATGACCCAACGCGACGATCACGAGAAGACGATCCGGCAGTCGGCGGGTGAGCGCGCCCGAGTGCTGCCCATCCTGCAGGACTACCTGGCACGCACAGGTTTGACAGTGTCAGACTTCGCGCACCGCATCAACTATGCCCCCCAGACGCTGGGGCTCTTCGCTAACGACAAGTACCACCACGTTGCCGGCACGCATCGCCTGCTGTGCGAAGCGATCGAGCGCTACATCGTGGAGAACCCACTCCGCGCGCCGCAGCAGTTGATGGGCGAGCTCTATGAGACCGAGAACGTGCGCATCATCCGCAGCACCATCGACAAGCTGCTGAAGCACCCGGTGGGCTACCTGATCTATGGACCGCCGGGATCGCAGAAGAGCTTCACCCTGGAGCACGAGATCGCACGGCTGAACAGCCAGGAGCTAGGGAAGAACGGGCACGGCCGGAGAGCGTACTACGTCTATGCGATGAAGGGCATGCGGCCTACGCAGCTGATCAAGGAGATCGCCATCGCCTGCGGCTCTTCCTCGGTAGGCGATGCTCCTCGTGTGCACCGCAACCTGGCCTGGGACTTCCGGGGCCGGCGTGTGCTGGTGGCGATCGACGAAGCGCAGAACCTGGGCGCCAACGACAAAGACTGGGTGGCCTGCCTGGAGATGGTGCGCGTCCTGCTCGACCGGGCGCCGTACTTCTCGCTCCTACTGGCCGGCATGCACACCCTACTCTCCAAATTCAATCGCTACTCGGCCACGCTGGGCCAGTGGAACGATCGCATTGCCGGCAAGAAGATGCTGCCCGGCCTGAGCGAAGAAGAAGCGCAGGCGATTGCGCAGCGTGAGATGCCGGGCCTCTCCGAGAAACGCATGACGGCGTTCATCAAGGGTGCCACGCGCGAAGACGCCTACAACGACGACACGAGGTACATCAACATCCGCTCACTGACAGCATCGCTGCGCGAGGCGCGGATGCTGCGCGGGCAGTGAAAGGCAACGCCATGAAGAAGCCAGCGAAGAGTATCGAGATTCCGGCGCCACGCGCGGTAATGCATAGCTGTGGGGAGCCGGCGGTGGAGAAAAGCTACTTCTCGCCGCGGGCGGCCGCGGTCGTGAGCGTGATCATCTGCTCGGCGTGCGACCCGACGTTCTATCCGAAGGCCAGTCGTGAGCTGCGGGCTGCGAGGGCCGCATGATGCGCGACGAGATCTGGCGGGAGTTTGTTGGCGAGGTCTGCGGCGGATGCCACAAGCCGAAGGTGCGCGGGCAGTCGTTTTGCAAGGACTGTTACTTCAACCTGCCGAAGGAGCTGCGCAAGAAGCTTTGGCAGCGCTTCGGCAACGGCTACGAAGAGGCGCACGAGGAAGCGATCGCGCGGTTTCGCGAGAACGTCCCGATCGAGGCGAAGGCATGAACTGGAATTTCTATTTCACCGCGGCCATCTGCATCTGGCCATACCTGGCAGGCGTCTTCCGCACCGATGAACTATTCGGCCTGGATGCCAAGGCGACTGCTGCAGTCACATTCGCCGTGAGCCTGATGTTCGCACCGCTGATCTACCTGCTGCTGCTGATGCACTTGGTCGCTTACGTCGCATCAGCTGCGCTGGGTGAGCAGGAAGCATTCTGGGCGGTCCTGAACGGAGCCGATCGCCTATGAGCTTGCTGGCGCTACTGCGATGCGGGCACAAGCAACTGTCCCGGATCTTCACGATCGGCGGCAAGACTTACCAGGTCTGCCTGGACTGCGGAGCAGAGCTGGAGTACGACCTGACGGCGATGAGGCCGACAGGAAAGCAATTAGCCGCGAGCCTCGGAGCCGCGAGCAAAAGGAGAAGCCAATGCGCGACGTTGCAACCGTTGACCAGCAGGCGAAAGAGCTCTTAGCCCTGAAGGACGAGCTGGAGACCGCAAAGCTGGCGGTGGAAACGAAAGAGGAGGAGCTGCTGAAGTGGCTCAAGAAGGAAGGGGTTATTCCCACGGGCGCAGAGAAGTCGCTGCGTCTGGAGGGCAACACCTACATTATCACCGCCAGCTTCGGCATCAGCACTTCGATCGTCGAGGACGTGGTCGACGAGATCCAGGAACAGCTCTCCGACGATTGCCAGCCGCGGCTCTTCGCTGGACTGTTCCAGAAACAGACCAGCCACATCGTGGCGCCGACGGCTCCAACCGTGCTGGAAAACTGCTCGAAGAAAGTGCGCGCGCTGTTTGCCCGCGTGCTGAGCCACAAACCGAAGAAGGCCTCGGTGACGGTGAAGAAGAAGGCCAAGGGTGCGAAGGCCAAGAAGGCGGCTGCGCGGTGACCTTTGAGGTCGAACACAGAGTGCTGGCAGGAGCCGGGCCGATGGTGCGGCTGCGCGGCCGGAACGGCGACCTGGAAATCTCGGGTGCCATCCTGCCCAGCGAAGCAGTGAAGCTGGCCAAGGATCTGCTGGCTGCGGCCGCGAAGACACAGGCTATGCGGGCGCGCTACATGAAAGGAAGCGGTAAATGAAAGAGCGGGGGATTGCACTGGGAATGGCTCTCGCGCTGGTGATGGCCCTGGGCGCGCTGATGCAGGCGCGGCCGCCGAAGACGAAGCCGACCGCCTACACGGTAATGCGGCATGAGTACGGGCCGAGCCCGCAGCTGGAAATCATCGGGCCGGATGGCGAGGAGTGGATCAGCGTGGCGCAGGGCGGCGCGGTGACCGTCTTCTATCAGCGCGCGACGCCGCAGGCTATTCACGACTTCTGCCGGATGATCGCCGGCGACAAACACATCGCACAGCCGGTGCGGTGCATGACAGAACGATGACGCAACTCCAGCTGTCGCTGAATCCGGAAGAAGTGGTCGACGCACTGATCGATGGCGTGCTGGCCGGCCTGTCTGGACCATGGCAGCTGTGGAGTAATGAGATGCAGCTGCTGCGAATGTTGCGCGAGCACAAAGGGGCGGAGAATCCGCTGCAGCTGAACACGATCGCCATCCAGCTGGGGATGTCGCCGCGCGATATCAAAAGCGCAGTTAAGAGTCTGGTCGAAGACTTCAAGCTGCCGATCGGCGGCTCGCGCCAGAAGCCGTTCGGATATTTCCTGATCGTGAGTGGCGAAGACCTGGAAGCTGCGCTACGGCCGCTGGTGCACGAGCTGCAATCGATCGCGCGGCGGGTGAAGGCACTGACCGGTGAGCAGCGCATGGCCGAGATATTCAACCAGGCTCGACTGGCACTGGAGTCGGAGAAGCGAGATGCGTGACGAGCTGGCAAAACGAGTGGGCAAGCGCGGGCCGTTCAGCGCGACCTTCGTACGCACCGGCATCAGCAGCAATTTCTGGGGTAAGAAGGTGACTGTGCTCCTCCGCGATGTGCGCGATGAAGCTGGCACCCAGGTCGCTGACCATCTCTGGTTCATCCAGGGCGACCAGATGAGAGAGCTAAAGCTGAAGCCGTTCGAGCGCATCTGCTTTATGGCCACAGTGGGGCAGTACACCAAGCGCAATCGCGATCACGAGGATCCCGAGGAACCTTGCAGAATTCGGGACTATCGACTGACCCATCCCTCGAACGTGCGGCGCGAGGGAGAGAAAGATCTCCAAGAGTTGCCGCTGTTTGACAGAGGGCAGGAGCTATGAAGAACCGGTTGCCAGCGACCAGTTGTCGGTGGCCAGTAAGGGTCTGGCTTTTCGCCATGTTGGCTTTAGCCGGCTGCCCGCGGCACCAGCCGCTGATGACCGTGGCGCCCATGGCTCTCCCGCCGGAGTCCAAATGCCTGCCTGGCGACACCGAGCTGATCCAGCGCGGCAAGGGGATCTGCGTGCCTGAACTGCGCGACCTGCTAAAGGACTACAACCATTTTCCGGCCTGCGACTGGCCGAACACGATGCCGTGCGCGGGGAAGATCTGAATGTGCGAAACCATCTACATCGACGGTAAGCCGGTTGGCATCGTCTGCGGGCTGCGCCGCCATAGGCAGCACCTGTGTACCTTCTGCCGGCAGCCGTCGACTAAGCAGTGTGACTACCCCGTCGACGGCAAGACCTGCGACATCCACATGTGCGATGCCTGCTCGGTGTCGGTCGGCGTGGATCTGGATCACTGCATCGGCCACGCCCGGCTGGGCAAACGGTATCGCGTAGTCGAAGGCTCGCATGTTGGGCACACGATGCTGCTGCTGGCATGGCGCGAGATGACGAAGCGGCCAGGAGTTCGGCAGCGGGAGTGGCGATACGCTGCGCAGTGCTCCTGCCTGAAGGCTGGCGAGCTGGCGCCCTCGCACCTGAAGCTGCTGGACCTGACGACACCCGTACTGGAGGAGGCAAGCTGATGGAGTCGGCAATCGATCCTCACGTCCACAACTTCCCACGCAGCGGCAACGGCTGCTGGTGTGGCGCCCAGCAGTGCGCGCACGAAGAGACCATCGTGAAGGCTGGCTACCGGCCGGCGATAAAGCGCTGCAAGAATGCCGTGCAGGGCGGGCCTTTCTGCCAGGAGCACAGCAAATGAAGATGAAGGTCAAGGCAGTGACGCGGAACTGGACGGCGGCGGAGCAGGACGAGAAGCTGCGCGAGGGTCTCACCGCTTATCGCATCTTCGCAGCCCAGCGCGGCAAGATCGTCCACCTGGAGTGTGGGCACGAGTACCAGATAACGATGGATCGCGCCGATCCCGAGACCTATGAATGCAAGTACTGCTCGCACGTTCCCACGATCGAAGAACAGCGCGAGGCGCGGATCGCCCACCAGGCGGAAGCGGAAAGGCCACTGCGATGAGTGAACGGTTTGGAATTTGGGGCTTTGAGATGCGGGATGCAGTTGTGGTCTGGTCCGAGAAGCCAGCGCGGGTCAAGCGGCTGGACACCAACCTCCTGGGCAGTGAGCAGGAAGCGAAGACGATGGCCCATGAGCTGCACACCGAGTTTGTGGTGAACAACCCGGACGTGCAGGTTGAGGTGAAAGCAGTGTTCCTGGAGGAAGTCGGGCCGGTGGCGAAGCAGCACCTGGAGAAGC